CGGGGTTCTCCGGGTCGTAGGAGAGGCAGGCCTTGCAGAACACGTAGTTGGCCTGGAGGTAGAGTTCGTCCGTGAGGTTGGGGAAGTTGAATGCGTAGTGGTAGACTACCGAGGAAATTACGCGGGAGTACTTGTAGTAGAGTTCGTCTGTGGGTTGCATCGTTATCCGTTTTTCGAGTGTCTTTGATTATGAACAATATAATAAATTTTCCGAGGGATAGGCGTGATTTCCAAAGTTATTTTTTGTTTATCCGATGTAAGAAAATAACCCTTTTCTACGATGTCGAAGAAGGTTTCTTACCTCGTGTAAGTTTAGGGAAGAACTCGGGATGCCTACTCTTGAAAATCCTGTCTGCATGGGATAGCGCAAACCCTCTCTTTATTCGTATCTGGATGTCCTTGATTCTGCCCTCAAGGTACACTTTTTTCTTGGAACGATTGTCCGATAAGCCCTTCTTTTTGTTACTCGCAAGTGAGACAATTAGGGGGTCTATTTGTCTCACTTTTTTATTTCGGACTTTTTTAGGTTTTTCGCAAGAAATTGCATTTTCTTGCGAAATTGGGCAATTTTCTTCTCCTTGTCGGACATCCGAGGACTTATCATATATATTAGTTGGGGGGCATATATGATTGGTACCTGATTGTCCGATAAGGATGTCCTCATTAAGGCAGTGTCTTTTCTTGGGGTGGACTATGGTAATGCCGTGTCTGCGACAATACCTTGATATGGTATCCGAAGGAGGTTCGGATAATGTGAGTACACCGTCTACGACATTAAGTCCGTCTATACACGACCTGCGTTCGGTAGTGATGGAATATCCCTTCTTGCGGATAATACGAATAGCGGTAATCGGGGATATTTCGTATAGCGAGAATGTATTACGCAGATACTGCTTATTGGGTACGTGGATACGATGCTTGGCGTCTATGCGGCCATCATTCTCTAGGTCACCCAATATGGTAGATATGAGGTCGTATATGTACTTGCGGGAACGGTAAGGCTTTGCAGGGGTTTCCTCCTTGGAGAAATAGGAGGATAGGCACTTGACCTGGTACTCAAAAGAGCATCCATTGAACTCGTCATAACGGCGGGAGGCATAGCGCAGTAGCGAGCGGTAGTCCGGTGACTGCAAGAAGGATACGGCATCCTGCACGTTGTTGAATATAGTGGCCTCTACCCAGCGCTCGTACATAGCCTTGTTTATATCATACCCGCAGTTGGTGCGGAGATGGAACGTACGCAGTAGGAGGCGGTTTATTGTGTTCTGGCACCAGAAGAAGCGGCACCCTACCTTGATTTTCTGCATGCGCCCGCGGGTAATGCACGGTAGGAGTACATCGAACCGGTACCCGTTCTCATGTACGAAGTATACACCCATTTCCGATGCCATCTGGGCGGAGTTGTACGGAAGGTACACGTCGTTGTCGGGAAGGAAGTATTCGTTTAGTGTGGACGGTTCAGGGGTGTCCTTCCTTGCAAGCATACGGGATATGCGGGAGCTGTCCTTGAGGCGGAACTTTCCGCGGGTGGGGGAGGGTTGCCCGAAGATAGGTTGGTCGAACTTGTCGCAGGCGGCATCGAAGTCCAGTACATCCCCGAGAGTGCGGAGTACTAGGCGTTTCAGGCCATTTATTGCCCGCATAAGCGGGTCCCCGGCGGGAGTGAGCGGTATATCCTGTAGGATATGGTACTTGAGGGGGTTTCCCGATGCCGATAGCACCACGCGAATATTGCTGTAGGCCTCAAGGGCTGATTTGACGGTAGTGTAAGGAACGGAGGAATCGTCCACGTCGAGGCATACGAAGGTTGTCTCATCCCCGAGACGGCGTATGGTGGACCCGCGTGTAAGCAGGCTGCAGATCTCCTCGAAGGAGCATGACTTGATGTAGACGGGTATGTGGCCCTTGTATGCCTTCTTCAGGTCGGACTTGGCCTGCTCCTTGGTGGTGTGGCAGAAGGGGATATATTGTATGTAATTCATATAGAAGCCTATAAGCAAAAAGTTCCGCACGGGGCTTCTACATGGCCGTGCGGAACTCTTCTTGATTGGTTAATATCAAAAAAGTCCGAGTATTCCTATAGAAGCCTCTTACGGTGGCGAGACAGGTACCAAATCAAGAAGATTGCTCGTCACGTAATTAAAAATAGATTCTATAGGCCCAAAAGTCAATAGTGAACTATCTTTTCTTTTCCAGCACTTCGTACATGGCGACGGGGAGGTACGCGAGCGCGGATATGCACCACGCCGCCTCCTCGTCCGTTATGCGCCCGTCGTTGAGCATCCGGCACGCGGTTGCCTGCGGGTCGGACGACTTTACGACGTAGTTGAGCTTCTTCCAGAGAGATAGGATATCCATAGTATCCAATATAGGATAAGCCCTAGTTCCCGTACTTGGAAGGCCTGCCCGTAGCCACGGCGTCTTCCGCCGCCTCCCACTTCTGGCGGACACGGCGGGTAAGCTCCGCGGCCATCTCCTTGTCCGAGTCGCACATGCGGACGAGTTCCTCGCGGGTGTACTCCTGCCCGAAGTAGCCCTCGAAGGAGGACTTGCGGTCCGGGTCGGAGGATGCCCAGCGGAGGATCCAGTCCACGGAAAGGGCGTTGGAGCCCTCCTCGGCCTTCCTGTCCGCCTTGCAATCGCCCGTCCACCCGTTCTGCTCCAGCCACTCCTTGAGCGTGGTCAGGTCCTTGGACTTGGCGTCCGCGCTCCACGCGATGTGCTCGCAGGAGGACTTGATGAGCTCGCCCTTGGAGTTGCGCAGGTCGAACAAATAGTCCAGGTTGCTGCCGACGTTGTCGATGCCGTAGTCGAAGTAGACGGTGTAGAACACGTCGCGGAACGGCCTCGGGGTCTTGGACTTGATGGTGGTTGCCTTGACGTACGAGCCCACCCAGCGGTCGTTCTTCATTATCTTCGCCACGGTCTTGAGCTGGATGCGGGTGTGGCAGTAGAACTCCAGGGCCTTGCCGTTGCCGGTCTTGGTCTTGGGAGCATACATTCCCGCCCCCATGTTCTCGCGCACCTGGGACACGATGATGAGGGATATCTGGGCGTCCTCCAGCTTCTTGTGCTTCGTGCGGAAGAACTGCTGGGAGAGGAACTTGGCTATCTGGGCGCCGTAGTCCCCCGGATCCTGCACGTCCTTGCCCGCCTTGAGCTGGTTCATGCGCCCGGTCTCCATCGCCTCGCGGGTGGCGTCGGAGAGGCCGTCGATAGAGTCCACGGCGTAGATGCCGAACTTCCCCTCGGGCATGGCCTCAATCATCAGGGACACCTTGGCGTCCAGTTCCTCCACGGTACCCGAGTCCTCCACGCGCTTCGTGCCGATACGGCGCTCCGCCGGGTGTATGTCGAACCCGTAGAGGCGGGTGGTGTCGAACGTGTCGCCGGACTCGCAGTCATCGGACTCCCAGACAAGGTCGCCCTTCTCTCCGCCGAGCGCCCAGTAGTTGGCGGCGATTATCTCGTTCTTTAGCAACGACTTTCCAGAAGCGCTGTCCCCGTATAGGTTCAAAATACTGCCGAACGGGAGGCCGTATACACCTTTATCCCCGCCCACGAGAATATCAAGCAGGTCGCACCCCATCTTCATGCGGGGCGTTTCTTCAATCTTCTTAGCCATAATAAAATCTCCAAAAAAAGGGGACGGGAACTTCCCGCCCCCACGGGGTTAGGTTCGTCTAGTGCTTGGCACGCTGGCACTTGCCGAAGATGGCGTCGGGGCAGCGGAAGCAGAGGGGCTTCGTGTCGTTGTCCTCGCCCCACACGTATCCGTTCGGGCACTGGTCCTCGGACTCGGGCTCGGGGGCACGCCTGCGGGTCACCTGGGCATCAGCCTGGGGTTCGGGCTCGCGTCTGCGTGCGGGCGGATCCACGGGTTCGGCACGGCGCGGGGCCGGTTCCTCAGCCTCTTCCTTCGGTTCCTCGCGACGGCGGGATTCCTCGGGGTTACGGCGGGACGGGGACTGACGCGGGGTCTCGTCCACGATGCCCGCACCCTGCTCGATTACCTCGTCGTCCGGGTCGCCGTTCAATGCGGCACGGAGCTTCTCTGCCGTCGGGATGACCATGAGGGAGTCGAGGCTCGGGCACTTCTCGAGGATTTCATCGGAGATTTCTTCCTTGCGGACGTTGAAGGAGAGGTCCTGGGCCTTCTTGAAGGTCTTGCCGCCTTCCAGCGTACCCTCGCCCACAACGAAGGACACGACACGGCCTTCGTCGTCAAGGTTAGCAAAGTGTACGCAACCCTCGCCACGCATACACGAGGTAGAACGGCTCTGGAGCTCCTTTGAAAAATTGAAGTGGGAAATCTCAAAAATCTGGGGTTCCTCGCTGACAGGGTGCAGTTTGCTATCCAATTCTTGAATGAGGTACACACACTTATGCTTTGCCTTGAGAGCGTTTCCCATGACCTTGTCGCCCTTGTCGTAGCATTCCTTCGAGGCATCGCAGATGGGGCAGGGCTTGCCGAAGTTCTCCTTGAGGCACAGGTAGTCGCCCTCGTCAGGGCCGATGCGGGTATGCACCTTCAGATCGAGCACGTAGTCCGGATCGCCAATCATCACCTTTGCCGGGTTGCGCTCCCCTTCCGGGTGTTCCTTCGTATAGATAATTTCGGGAAGATCCTTCGTGCGGATAACATCCGGGTGCATCTTAGAAGACACAACCCAAGGAAGAATATTGATGTCATGGTATTCACCCACCTTACCCAACTTGAAGAACTTGAGCCTCGTAGTGCTGTAGTTCATAAATCGGGGGCGTGAGGAGTTCCCTGTGCTCTTCTCGTCCATGTTTTCGTTTTGTTGCCTGATGCGGTTGCCCAGGTTGAATCGGCTGCGGTCAAATCCTGCCATAGTGTTCTTTCCTTGTTTTCGTGTTTTATCGTTTCTTATGTCGCTTGGGAGTGTTTCCACACCCGAAGCCAATGACAATATAGCAAAGGAGCAAAATGCCGAAAACGACAAGATTTGACAAAAAGGGGGTGCAGGCAACACTCAGAACCTGCACCCCCACCCCACAGTACCTATCGGGCTAGTCCCTGCGCATCAGTCCCCTGCGGACTTCCGCTCTACCCTCTTCCTCGGACCAGGTCTCGGTGACCCCATCGAGGCTCATCCCGTTGGAGCGGGACAGGAGCATCCTGACGGCATTGTCTATCATGCACCGCTTGTGCTCCAGTGCACGCACCTTTCCCTCGCGGAGCATCATCTCCTTGTTCTTGACCACGACCTCGGCCTTCAGTTCGGCCAGGTGCGGGTCGGCGTCGATGAGGGCGGACACCTTGGCCTCGGTAAGTTTCTCCCCGTTGGCCGCGGCGTTCCTGCGGATGTCGAGTTCCGTCCTCGCCGTTTCCGCGTCCAGGTTGTTCACGGCCTCGTCGCGTGCCGCACGCGCCTCCACGGCCAGTTCGCTGTAGTAGCCGAAGAGGGAGGACTGGCGGGCGACCGCCGTCTGTAGGTCGTGGTAGTCTATCTCGAGGTCGGGGTCGCGGTAGTTGTTTTCCATAAGGGTAGTTCCTTTAAAGGGTTAGTGGACGGAGCCGGATTTGAACCGGCAACCTACGGGTTCACGATTGTGTCGGTTTCCCGACTTCGTGGACTATGTCTTCGCCTTGCGTTTACGTTTAGGCGCGGGATGCTGTTGCGGTAATTAAGCAGGCTATACTGCCCCGCTAGTCTCTACACCTTCCGGGAGTGTACCCCCGGCTCGGCTCGGCGTTGCCATATCTTGCGATGTAGGTTCCTCCGAATTCTTCCCGTTTGCTACTATCGGTTTCCCGATAGTGTCACGTTAAACACATGAGTCCGCTGCTCAACCTGTCGAGCTCTCCGTCCTTGTTAAATAATTCCTAGTTTAGTTCTCCACTTTCTCACAGTATCCGCAACAACATTATATGTTCTACCAATTTCACTATCAGTACAAAAAGAATGCAAATATGCTAATTCTTCTTTTGGAGGACATTTAGACTTTTTTATTTTAAGCAGTTTAAAACATTTTTTAGAGCAACATCTGGTATTATCACCTTGGATAAGTTTTCCGCATGCGGGACAATACTTTAATTGCTTTTGAGGCATTTCCTTTATTTTAACATCAAAACCAATCTTTGCTAACCATCCATGCAATCTAGCATGCATCTGCTCACTTAAAATCAATAAATTCTCATAGCGATTATTTGAACGATTAAAATCTAAATGGTGGATTTCTTCACCCTCCTTTAATTCCCGTCCTAACATTTCTTCAGCTACGGCAATATGCTCATATACATATCCCTTATAACCCGAATTTTTTAGGGCTTTATGATGATCCGGCATATAAATAAGCCGATATCCATTCAGTATTTTAGGTTCATACATATATGAGCATTCCTATTAGTAATAGCCCCTAGCGGACTTGAACCGCTCTTTCCAAATTGAGGGTCTGGTGTACTGACCAACTATACGAAGGGGCCGTGGTGTCAATATAGCAAAGGGACAAAATGCCTAGAACATCCGGAACGGCCCCACGAACTCGTCCACACGCCTTTGCGCCTTCCTGTAGTTCTCCGGGTTCGCCTCGAAGCCTATAAACTTGCGGTTCTCGAGCAGGCAGGCCATGGCGGTAGCCCCGCACCCGATGCAGTTGTCCAGCACCACGTCGCCCTCGTCGGTGTACGTCCGCACGAGGTAGCGGATGAGGTCTACCGGCTTCTGCATGGCCGAGAGGTCGGAATCGCGCTCCGCGGGAACGGATATGATGGACGTGGGGTACTTATCCGTGGTCTTTTCCCTCTTCGGCCTCGCCTTGAGCTTCCCGTAGACGCGGTTCGTGTCCTTGTGCGGCCCGTCCCCCTGGGGGTGGTTGGGCTGACCCTGCGTGAACTGCGGGTGGTAGACGGGCAGGTGCTTGTAGAACACCAGGATGTCCTCGTGCTGGCGGAGGGGCATACGGTTGGCGTTGAGGAAGCCGCTCGTCCTCTCCTTGTTCCACACGAGGTTGTACCGCCACATCTTTCGGTTGCTCTGCATGAGGTCGGACGTGAACATCCCGCTCCCGAAGAGTATGATGGCCCCGTTGGGCTTGACGATGCGCTCGTAGTGCTTCCAGAGTGGTGCTAGGGGGATCTGGCGGTTCCAGAAGGACAGGGCATTGCCCGAGTTTATGCCGCCGTAGGGCAGGTTGCAGATGACGCAGTCGATGCTGCCCTTCGGTATGCGCTCCATGCCCTTGAGGCCGTCCTCGTTGTAAATTACATTCAAATCAAGCATTTCCAATGTCCCCGAACAACTTGAACGGTCCTGTCAATTTACGAAGTCGCTTGTTCGCCAAGTCATAATAATCCTTGTTTATCTCAAACCCCATAAACTTGCGACCTTCTTGGATGGCAGCCACCGCAGTAGTTCCGCTACCAATAAAGGGGTCAAGAATAACATCGCCAAGATTAGAAGACGCACGGACGATATACCTAAACAAATCTACGGGTTTCTGTGTGGGATGGTCATTAGACTGCCCGCAGGGATAACGCCATACAGATGACTTGCAGAACTCATTAAAGGTTGCCTTGGGAAACCTGGCATAAACACAGCACTCCACAGATGACAACCACGTATATTGTCCATTCATCGGGGCAGGGTTCGTCTTTTCCCAAATGCAGAGGCGAGTTGTAAGCCCATTTTTCCGCATTTCGTGTATAATGTCACTTACTTGTTCCGTCCCGCAAAACATATAGATTGAACCTCTTGTAATGCGAGAAAGTTCCGATACAAGTTCCGAAATACTAAATGACACTACATCGGCATTGTCCTTGTTGATTTGACGTAATCCCGAATGGTTCTTGCCACCCAAGACAAACCCGCTACACTCCCCATACGGAATATCGGTCAAAACCATACTCACGCTCTTGTCGGGAATTTCCTGCATACCAATAAGGCAATCCATATTATAAATCTTATTCAATTCCATAAATCATTCCCCGATATTTCCATAGATGTGGAACGGACCGGTCAGTTTACGCAAACGCTCGTTAGCCTTGTCAAAGTATTCCTTATTTGTTTCAAATCCGATAAACTTGCGGTTTTCAAGAACAGAGGCGATAGCCGTAGTGCCACTACCCATACAATTATCCAAGATGGTATCACCTGGATTAGAGTAGGTGCGGATTAAATAGCGAATTAACTCTACGGGCTTCTGTGTAGGATGTAGACCTGTGCCACCATTATGGACATTAGAAAATTCTAACACTGTTTTAGGAAAGAATAAGCCATTATTACTCTTATGTTCATAATCACGCTTTTCCCCTGTTTGACCCAATGTTCCATTACTGCGGTCGTGGTTGCATCTTTGTATTTTAGCACCTGTAAATACACCATCTGTTCTCATTTGCGGATTAAATGTAGGTAACGACCGATAGAACACGACAATATCTTCAGTCCAATTCATAAATTGTTTTTTTGCATTAAACACGTTAGTTGGACGAGTTTTTAACCACGTCAATTTTTGACGATATTCGTGGATATTGGATAATATCAAATTTGAGGTAAAGGGTTCACCCGCAAACAATACTATGGCAGCATTATTTTTACAGACTCTGTGGAGAGATTCCCATAAAGGTTCAAAGGGTATCACACTATCCCAACTACACGCAGTTGTCCCATAAGGCAAATCACAGATGACACAATCTACGCTACCATCGGGGATTTCTTTCATACCCTCCAAGCAGTCTTGGTTATAAATCTTGTTCAGTTCCATAGGCTAGAGCAAGGCGTTGACCTTTGCGGCAATGTCGAACATTCTTTCTTCCAGGTACATGCCAGGGCAGGCCTTGTTGGCGAACCACTTGTGCAGGGTCATGTTCTGCACGAGCGCCCCGTCCTTCGTCTTGCCCACGAGGCTCTTGTCGTGGAACCAGCGAAGCCTCGATATCCCGTTCCTGCGGCAGATATCCGCCACGAGGTAGATGAGGGAGGCGTAGGCCGCGTCGCTTACCGCATAGGGGGACTTTGCGTCGCTGGACACCTCGATAGTCACGGCCCTGTGGTCGTTGGCGGCATTGCTACTGCACCAGCTCCGGTCCTTCTCGTGCACGTAGAGGCCGATCTTCCCGTCGTTGCCGATGCCGTAGTTGGACGAGGCCTTCCTCGAGGCCTTGGCGAACAGGTTGCCCAGCGCCTCGGCGGTGACCTGCCCCGCCGTACAGTGGATAGTGATGGTGTCGATGGCGTGATTACGCTTCTCGGTCATGTTCGGGCTCTCGATCTTCACCGAGACCAGTAGGCTGTCGGTATATACCATAAATAACTCCTTAGTTTAGGGCTCTCCAGGAGGCGAGCACGAGTCCGGGGAAGCCGGTGGCGTAGGTGTCCACGCTGAACTCCTCCAGCACGCGGGCTACGTTCTTGTCCCCCTTGTTCAGCATGATGCTAGTGCAGTACCCGAGTACCGCCCTGCGTACCGTCTCCGAATCCACCTTGCCCTTCATGCCCTTCAGTATCTTGGACACCTCGCTCCACGAGGGACGGGGGTTGCAGAGGGCGCGGCAGAGGGTTATTGTCTCGGGGTCATCGTTAGTGAATCCCTCGAGCAGCTTGAGCTGCTTCTCCTTGCCCTCCGTGGACATGACCTTCTCAAGTGCCACGAGTGCGGCACGGGGAGAGCCGTCTGCGCTTTCCACGATGGCGGAGAGCACGTCGGCGTCCAAATCAAATTTCTCCTTGGCCGCCACGTCGTCCACGAGCTTGCCGAGCTGACGGGGTGCTAGGGGTTCGAGTTTCCACTGGGTGCAGCGTGTACCGAGCGCCTTGCCTTCGTCCCCCTTCAGGAACTGTTGGATATTCGTAGTGCAGAAGAAGAAGAACACGTGGTCGGGGCACTCCTCGGCGGGCTTGAGGAAGGCTCTCTTGGCTTCCGCAGTAAGCCCATGGCAATTACCCGTAACGAACGGAAACCTCCCGCCGGCACGGACAACGATCATGTGGCTAGGTACTTCCACGCAATAGACCATACCGTCAAAGTTCTCCACGGACTTGGTCTTCTTTCCCAGGTCTGCAGTATGTAACGTCTCTTCATTGATAAACAGCCTATATACATCGGAGAAATTTTCTTGACGGTTATCTTTTTCAACACTTATATTGGAACGATATCCTCCAAGGAATGCAACGGCATTGCAGAAATCAACGTTTTCTTTCTTTACACTAGAGTAATACAAGCCATTAGAGTTTTTTTGCCTATAGCCATCCCATTCCATTAACTCATCAATATATTCTCTAGCATAAGTATAGGATATATCCAAGTCAAAATGCGTAGTAAGCACCTTGGTAATGCTCTTCGGGGTACTATAGGTATACCTAACATATCCCGGTCTAGGATTAATAATTTTAGTTAAATTTACATCAAATCCTTCAGCTTCTACTTCCTTTACAATATCAAGGAATCTCTTTATCTTGCGTTCCTTTTTAAAGGAAATTACCCATCGATTAGCATTTATTCCCGACCAGTTTATTGCACCATCCGCTTGACTAAGGATAGCGAGCTTGTCCATTGCGGTAAGGTGCTGCTTCGTACCCGTACCTTGGGCGCTGACGATTACTTTCTTTTTTTGGTTGAATTTGATGTCCTTAATGTATTCTTCCTTGATTGCGCCATTCTTGACCACGAGTGGCTGGACATGGTTCGGGGTCATGCAGATCGGGCGATCGTGAAAAACATTCCACTTGTACATATCCCCGGAATGCTTTTTACGAATATGCCTTAAAGGAACAACGAACTCTACCGTGCCATCTGCATTATATTGGGCAATTTTTTCACTACCATCAAGCAGGTCAAACCGCTTAAATCCTTGATCCGTAAGAATTTCCGTATCCCCAGGGAAGCATTCGTCCATTATCCAGACCATGGGCTTCCCGTTAAGCGGCATCATACGCATCTGCTCCATAATCTCGCGGGCGGTATCGATACCGCGATTGTCGGCGGTGTTGATTTCCGTGATGGAGAACTGCGGGTCCGTGCCGAGCAACTCGGTGGATATCGCCCTCGCTATCGTGGTGTTGTGCGTCAGCGTGTGGTTGTCCGTGATGTACGTGTGGCACTCAGCCTTCACGTATATGCACTGGCACTCCACGTCGCCCACGTACCGGACGTAGCGGATCCGGCGGGAGAGGCGCTCCCCGCACTCCCTGTCCTTGATGCGGGCGAGGTGCTTGTCCGAGTGGGCGATCAGTAGTCCGTTCGGCACCTTCAGGTGGTGGCGATAATTGATGTGGCACTCAATGCGATTCCCGTTATCATCCGTGTAGTACGGAATACGGGATTTCACCGTGTCCGTAATGCCGAGGCTGCGTACCAATTCCGCGAAATCGCGAGATAAGTTTTCACTGCTAGTGGAGAACTCGTAGGATATCGTCTCGTACCTGTCCTTGGACATCCCCATAGCCACGCTCCCGTCCGTGTCGAAAAGCCCGCGGAGCAGCTCGAGGCGGTCCTTGTACGAGGCACGCAGGTACTCGTCCGGGATATGCTTGTCCACGGACTTCACGTCCAATTCCAGGTCGCGGATGCGGTTGCGGAGGCTGTCTGGGTCGTCCTTGAGGTCCTGAACACGTTCGTACCTCTCGGGGTCATGTACGATGCGATAGTCGTAGTTCTCGGGGTCGTTAGGGTTGTTCTTGCGCAGTACGAAGCCCTCCGCCTTGAGCAGAATCTCTACCCTTGCACGCACGTCGGCCTCGGGGAGGCTCACGTTGAAGGACGAGTTGAGGCACCCGTCGCCAATGAGGACGCCGAGCAGGTACGGGTCTATCGGCAGGTCCGATGTATCCGGTCCCTCTATGCACACGTTGGGAATGCGGATGCCGTTGCGATACTTGCTGCGGGAGCGGTTGGCCTCGTTGACCATGTTGATAAGATCCAAGGTAGTCACCACCTCGGAGCACTCTGCATAGACCACCTCCCCGTGGTACTTGCCGCGGGCTCGGTACTTGACGCAGTTGAGGTGGTTGTCCGCCACCTCGAACTCGGTGCCGTCGTCCAGCCCGATTGCGTATACGGGACGTTTCCCCTGCGGGAACACGGAGAGCACCTCGGTAGGGGTACCGTCGCCGGAGAGCACGGTGTCGCCCGCATGGATGTCCCCCATTTCCTTCCACCCGGACGGGGTGAGTACCTTGGAGTAGAGGGGCTGTGCCTTGCCGCACCCGGCGGGGCCGGACAGCAGGTGGCAGTGGGATATGCGGGAGGGGTCGGACTGGGTGAAGTGCTCGCGGATGGCCTTTATCGTGGCCTCGTTGCCTACCATCTCGTCGAGCGTCTGGGGGCGGTACTTGTTGTATAGGGACATTAGAGGTTCACCTCGGATATGTTGTACTTTTCAATCAGTAATTTCTTGATATCGTCCTTGACGGCCAATACCTTACCGAGACTCGGTTCGTCCGAGTCCACGTTGCGGAGCAGTGCCGTGACGAAGTCTTCCAGGCCGCAGACGGTTACCGATTCCTCGAGTTCGTCCACACGGGACGAGAGTTCGTCGTTCTCGTCTTCAAGTTCCTCGATGCGGAACTGGAGGTCGCGTTCCAACCGTTCAACATCCTCTTGTATAGGTGCGAGGGACTCATCCAGGATGGTATATCTTTCGGCGAGGTCGTCTAGTTCGGCATTGATGTCGTTTGCGTCTATGTCGGTAACCATAGTGTAGTTCCTTTGAAAAAAATGGCGCTCCCGGCTATGCAGTCAGAAATATTGGAAACCTAGAGTACAGGTTATTCCGGGAGAGCCCCTTAAACTAGATATTGGCCTCGGACACGACGAAGTCATTGACCAGTATGTTCTTAACGGCCTCGTAGAGGCGGTCCACGTCTGCCACGGAGGGGTTCTCGATCTCGGCGTTCACGAGCACCTGATGGCAGGAGTCGCGGAGGGAGACCCCGTCCATCGCGATGTCGTCGAGTTGCTCGGTGGCCTCCTCCAGTACGCCTCGGAGGTAGCCAAGAAGTTCGGACGCCTCCGGCTTCATTTCCATCGTGTCCATATTGTCCATCGTGTTGTTCACCACCTCCAGGACATCGGAGATAATCTTGAGTGCTGTCTTGGTCATAGTTGTTCCTCTATAGTTGGGGCGATATTCAATATAGCGGGTAGGCAAAATCGGCTAGTGCTGCTCGTATCTCTTCCGCCATTCGCGGTCGGCGATGCCCTCGGAGCAGAGCGCACCCACGTCGGTCATCTTGGCCCAGGAGCCGCCCACCTCGGACGCCTCCGCCTCGATGACGAGCGGAACGCATATCCAGTCAAACTCCTTGCTCACCCGCTCCACGCCGTTGTGATATACAATACGGGCCAACTTATCTTCTTCACCCTCATGGACTAACGCAATAATGGCGTCATGAATTTGCCCGATGATTACGGACTTGAGCCCCTGCGCCTTGATGTCCCGCAGGTCGTACTGCAAAGCCTTGAGCAGGATGTGGAAGGCAGATCCCTGGATGCAGCAGTTGGTGGCCTTGGTATAGCCCATCGGGCCTCCGCAGCGGAACCCCGTGTAGGACTGTACGTAGCCATATTTCTGATAGCGTTCCCATTCCTTCTCTCTCCAGGCGTTGTACACCTTGAATCGCTGGTTCCAGAAGATGTCGTCGCCCTTCTTGACGTGCGCCTCCCACTGGTCGTAGGTCTTGATGCCGCAGTCGTTGGCGAGGTGCTCCTTCGTGTACTTGGGCATATTATTCCACATCGTGAGGGCGCAGGACTTGTACGAGGCCCCGTAGAAGCTACTGAACACGTAGCCGGACTTGATGGACGAGCGTTCATCCTTCGTGAGTTCGTCGTGCTTGCGTATGTACATGTCGCAGGCGGTGTCGCGGTGCATGTCGGACTCCGGGTCCTGCAGGTACTTAATCATCTGCGGGTCATGGTGATACGACGCCGATACCATCACCTCGAGGCTCTTGTAGTCCATCTCCATGAAGCGGTATCCCGGAGGGGCCACGAAAAGAGAGCGCAATAGTTTCTTCATCTCCTTGTCACGCTTCGGGATGTTCTGGAAGTTCGGGGAGTCCGCGGACGAGCGGTATGTCCTCGGGCCTGCGTTGTTCTCTCCGCCCGCACCCGTGGACAGGTTGAAGAACGGACGGATGAGGTACGATTTCTTCTCCTCGTCGTACACGGCCTCCCTCTCGTATCCCTTCAGGAAGTCCTTTATCTTGGACCACCTGCGCATCCCGAGGATCGCCTTGCAGAGCGGGGTGTTCAGCTTCTCCAAAGTGTCGCCAGTGGCGTCCTTCGTGCCGTTGGGGGCCTTCATCTTGCACAGGTCGTAGAGCACCTCCACTACCTGCTTGTTGGACAGCGGGTTAAATAGTTCACCGGGGTGCTTCTCCATCCACTTCTTGGCCTCGTCGGTGCAGAGCGCCTCCTTCTCGGCCTCCCTGAACTTGCCGTCCAGTTCCGCCTGAAGCGACCCTATCGTGGTGAAGTCTATCGGTAGGCCCTCGGACTGCACCTTGGCGAGGGCGTCCATCCCGCCCATGAAGAACCGGAAGGGCTTCTCGAGCCCCACCATCTGGGTGGACTGACGGTCGCGTATGAATATCGTATAGAGCGAGTCCTGTCCGCAGTAGTAGACGAGCTCGTTCCACGGGACGCCCACGGGCTCCTTGAGCAGGTTGAAGGCGTTGCAGCTAGACTTGTCCTCCCCGGACATCATCGTGGAGAGGAAAGAGTCCACCTCGTTGTCGTACCCGATGA